GATGTGGGGTATTGATGCTGGTGGTGATGACAACTATATTGGTCAGATTGCACTACAACAACCTATGACAAAACCACAGTGTGAATATATGATGGATGATAAAATGTGGAAGTCCACTTACGAGAATGAATATTTTTATATGAAGGGGCATTGTTTTCCAGCAGAATGTTCTGGTAAAGAGCAGTGTACAGAGTAACAGGATATTTTAAGGAACAGAAGGTAGTTCAGTATTTTACTGATGTGTATGACGCTATTGATTTCAAAGATGTTGTTGATGCACACTATCCTCTAAAGGTAACATTTGAAAAGGGAGTATACCCAGTGAGAAGTTTTATTGTAGATAGTTGGAATGCTGTTATGAATTCGGAGTATAATCCACTTAGTGCTATTCCACACACTGGTACTAGACATATGATTATGCAAGTACTGGCGTGGATGTGGGTGATTGTATTTACAATATCAACAGGTACATGGGCATTTATTGGTGCTAACCTTATTGCCCATTCACTATTACTTGGTGCAGTTGTGATTACTGTTGGTACATTTGAAACTGCCAAACGTAAACCAGAATATTTTGGTGGACTTGGTAGAGGCAATGGTGGTGAACACGAATAGGGTGATGCCTTAATACATCCGTGTAGACCCACGGTTAGTCTGCAATAGTGCAACAGTTACTTTATATGACTGCTCTGCTTAATAAAAACTTGGTGGGGTGAGTCCTACGAATTCTCACCCCATCATTTATAAAGGATAGATAATGGAAAATGTAATGAACCCTAAGAAATTCTCAATAGCAATTGAGAGACAGGTGATTGAAGGTGAAGTGACGTATATGGAAGCAGTACTTGATTACTGCGAAAAGAATCAGATTGAACCAGATACAATCAAACCCCTCATCAGTAAATCACTTAAAGAAAAGATAGAGTCTAATGCAAGAGATTTAAATTACTTGCCTAGAGTTGCACAGTTGCCCATCTAATGGAAGCTTTTGATGCATATAAAATTTATATCGCACTCAAGACACACTTTAGTAGTAAAACATATGACTACAAAAAGTACAACGGTAAGACAGGTGCATCAGTAAATTCTTTTCTAAAAAGAAAAGACAGGTCGTTTTTTGGGAAGGTGGCGAGGAAGTATAAGAGCGAGTCCGAAGATTATTTTATCGCCAACTTTCTCGCCACACCTAACGGATGGGTAGGAGAATTTAACGAGGAGAACTATATTGAATACTCAAAAAGGATGCAGAGTATAAAGTATAATCTCAAAAGTGATATTGGTACACTTGCAAATGTGAGTGAAACCTTTGAAGGATTGTTTGAATGCAAGGATGGACAACACCCATTGTTATTAAAACAATATATGGCAAGAAAGATTAGTATAGAGACAATGAGTATATTAGAAAACATACTATCTTATTGTAAAGATTTTGACAGTAACATCAAAGAGGATATAATATGGCCAGAGCGTAGGAAAGTGATTAAGAAGTATGCGTTGCTTTTGACATTAGATGTCAATGAGTACAGAATGTTAACACTAGCTAATGTAAAGGAGTCCTTTTGATGTCGAAAGAAATTGAAGTGACATTACACCTTGATGGCGACCCAGTGGCGAAAGAAAGAGATTTCTATCGTGCTCGTATGGTAGAGATGACTAAGCGTATTAAGTCTCTAGAATACGACAATGCAGAATTGATCAAACGTGATGGTCAACTATCTGTGAAACTGAAAGAGGTTTCATCAAGAGTTCCCTATCGGAACAACCGCCGAAGGGCGTAAAGTTAGAGGGCAAGTCTTTCCTTTCATTTCGACTTGCCCTCTATCCATTTAATGTTAAGAAGAAAGAGTTGTTATGAAAACTAAAACTTATAAAATATCCCAAGCGTCTTATATATTGCCAGAGAGAGATAATTTCCCAAGTGTTTTGATTAAGCTAAAGAAACCATTTCATATTCAAATTTATACAGATGGTAAGAGAACTGCGTTCTTGAGTAGAGATACTTTAAATGAAGCAAAACAAACAGCAGAGGATTATTGTAATGTCTGATATGGAATGTAATTTGATAGATGTTATGGGAACAGACTTATCAGTAGTTAACGCTGCTCGTGTATCCTTTGCAAAAGAGAGTAGTGAGTTATCTGAAAAGGATGATAAACTCATTAACTATCTTGCAAAACACAATCATTGGAGTCCTTTCGGTCATGCAAGTTTGCAGTTTAGAATTAAAGCACCAGTATTTGTTGCAAGACAGTTAGTAAAACATCAAGTGGGTTTGGTGTGGAATGAAGTTTCAAGACGTTATGTGGATGATGAACCAGAGTTTTATATTCCAAAGAATTGGCGTCTTAAAGCAGAAAATAAGAAACAAGGTTCTAGTAGTGAGACAATAGATTATTCTATTGAAGCAACTATGCAATTTGTTACCCAGACATATAAGAACCTATTGAATTCAGATATCGCCCCAGAGATGGCGAGAATGGTTTTGCCTCAAAATATGATGACCGAATGGTATTGGTCTGGTACTTTGATGGCTTTTGCTCGTGTGTGTAATCTAAGGTGTAAACCAGACACACAAGAGGAAACAAGGGTAATTGCAAGAATGATTGATTATCAGTGTTATGAGAAGTTCCCTATTAGTTGGGATGCTCTTACAGATAATCGGGAAGATTAATTTTCAATTATCCCTTGACTTTATAGTACTTTTAGGGTATTATATATATTATACATTATGAATAAAGTGAAATAATTTAACATACGTTAACATACGATTAGGAGAAAATATATGTCGTTAGATACATTACGAAAGTCCAATGCTTTGGACAAACTGTTGTCACAGGTTCAAAAAGACAATGCACCCCAAGAGAAGAAGTCCTATGTGGATGAAAGACTGTGGAAACCAGAACTGGATAAGTCTGGTAACGGTTATGCAGTACTACGTTTCTTGCCTGCAAAAGAAGGTGAAGAAATGCCATGGGCGAAAGTATTCAAACACGCTTTTCAAGGCCCCACAGGTAAGTGGTATATTGAAAACTCGTTGACTACTGTAGGACAGAAAGACCCACTAGGTGAACTGAATTCCCAACTATGGAATTCTGGTGTTGAGAGTGATAAAGAAGTTGCTCGTAAACAGAAACGTAAACTAGAGTATTACTCTAATGTTTATATCGTTAGTGACCCTAAACATCCAGAAAACGAAGGTAAAGTAATGCTCTTTCGTTATGGTAAGAAAATCTTTGATAAACTTATGGCTGCTATGCAACCAGAGTTTGAAGATGAAAAGGCAATCAACCCATTTGATTTTTGGGAAGGTGCTAACTTCAAATTGAAGATTAGAAAAGTGGATGGTTTCTGGAACTATGATAAGTCAGAGTTTGAATCCACTTCTGCATTATCAGATAATGATGATGAGTTGAATGGTATTTGGGGAAAGCAATATTCTCTTAATGACTTCACTGCTCCTACCAACTTCAAGTCTTTTGAAGAGTTGAAGAAAAGGTTAGATGAGGTACTATCTGGTACTTCAACGGCAAGGGCTGCAACTGCTACTGCAATGATGGATGAACCTACAAACTTCACTCCAACATTTAATAGTGAACCAGCACCAGAAATGCCGGCAATGGCAAGTCCATCTGAAGATGAAGACGATACAATGTCGTATTTTCAGAAACTTGCAAACGACTAAAAGGTACTAGACCACGCCTTGGGCAGTAAGACTTGCGACAGTAAGTAGATAACACCCCAAAAAGTCTAACATACAGAGACAGTAATGTCTCGCCAGAGACAAGTCTTATTGACTTGGGATTAGGGGAATGGATTTATATCTGTTCCCCTTTTTTTTGGTATACAATTTGCATATATCCTTTAGTTCAAATTTTTGACTTGTAAAGTTGTCAAATAATGATTTTGTCAAATTTTTGAAACGCCTAAGTAGTCACCTAAATAATAAGGTAAGAATCGGTATTAGCTGGCACTATGGAAGCTAATTTGAATAAGGATACTAATAACGATCACAATCGGGAAATAACAACTATGCAAAAAGTTTTGGTTCTAGTCGCAATCTGTATGATGTTTGCCACTAATTCGTTAGCACAAACTGTAGTGAACACTACTACTAATTCTAAATCAGACGTAGAGTCTAAAGGACGGACAATTGTTATCAGCCCTCCACCATCTGCAATCACACCATCTGTACCCAATTCGGGGAACGACTTATGCACAGTCGGAGTTGCAGGCGCTGTTCAAACACAAATATTAGGTATATCAACAGGCGAAACTATAAGAGACGCAAATTGTGAACGGCTAAAGATTAGCAAGACGCTCTACGATATGGGCATGAAAGTAGCAGCCGTATCTGTATTATGTCAAGACAGAAGAACATTTGATGCAATGGCTATGGCTGGAACACCATGCCCCTTCCAAGGCGAGATAGGGCAATCTGCTTCTGATAAGTGGGAAGCAAATCCAGAGTTAATACCAGAAGTGGAATATATGGAGACGAAAGCCGATGTTCAAAAGAAACAAGGTATCATTGCAGGCGCTGCTAGTACTATTGGTCTGTTGTTGCTTCTCCTTCTCTAAAGCTAGTCACGCATACCAAGAAGTTGGGCCTCCAACATTACAACCAGATGGTACATATTCTCATCCAATAATTGATGATACTTATGCAGAAGTACCTTTAGAGTTTGTATTTCCTTTTTACGACTCAAATTTTACAACCAGTTATATGTTTGATAATGGTGTTGTTGGATTTCGTGATCCATCAGATCCAAATGTAGAAAGTCACTGGTGTTGTAACGGATTAGACTTACAATCAATGGCAGAAGCGGGCGTTGATATCAGTAAGTATGGTTATACTATCGCTCCTTTATGGACAGACTTGATTAATCTGGGCGTAGACGTTGATGGTGATGGACAACCAGATTCGGGATACTTTACAGATGGTGATACCAATCAGATGACTTATATGTGGAGAAACCTTGCAGAATATGAAGATGCCACACGATTAAATACTTTCCAATTACAAATTAAACCAGATGGTTCTTACAGTGTAGATTACACTGCTATTAATATCCAAGACCATTCTATTACAGTGGGCGCTGCTGGTGACTTAACAAATGCACATACTTCTGGTGGTGTTGGTATTGCTGGTGTTCAACAATACCATTATGCTACAGGATATCAAAGTGCAATTGATGGTGTACTTGCAACATTCAACAACTTTGCTACTTTTTGTACAACCAATGCATTATATGATCCATCCTGTCCAGGCTATGCTGATGCAGTTGCTGAACAGTTGTTTCAACAACAATGTTCTGCTGACCCCCTGTATGATCCACAGTGTACAGGATATCAAGATGCGTATTATAACCAACAATGTGCATTAGATCCTCTTTATGACTCTAGTTGTGTTGGGTATGATGATGCATACTTTCTACAACAATGTACAGCAGATGCGACTTATAGCCCCCTCTGTGACGGTTATTCAGAAGCATATGATGAACAACAGTGTATGTATGACCCACAGTATTTACCTACTTGTGTTGGTTATATTGAACCAGAAGATAACTATGATGGTGTAGGTGATTTTGATTTTACTGAAGATGACATCATAGATGATATCGTTGATACACCAGACTTTAGTGTACCAGACTTTACTGGTGACACTGGTATTGTTATTGATGGAGTTAATGATGTTCCAGAAATTAGTATACCAGATATAGAGTATAATATAATGCCAGATATTCCTTTTGAGTTACCAGAAACAATAGAAGAGCAAGATTTTAATTCGATGATGGAAAGTTTTGAAATGGAAATTGAAATGATGGATGAAACTATTGAAGAAGAAATTCCTGTAGTTGAAGACATCGAAGTTGAAGACCCAAGGGGTGACCAATTTCCAGAAAATAATGATGTTACTGAAGAAGTTGTAGTAATAGATGAAGACGGTTCAGAAGAAGAGGTAGTAGAAGAAGAAGTAAAGAATCCCTTTGAAAAGGAGAGGGATGAAAAAGAAATAGTAGAAGAAACAGGAGGCAACGAAGATGAACAAAATGACACCATCGAAGAAAAGGTTGCAACTGTTAAGACAGAAAAGAAACCTAAGGCGAAAGAGCAGAGCAAAACAATATCGAAGAATGAAAAACTTAAAATCCTCATATCTAAAAAAGCTGTAGAGTTGACTAAAAGAGTAGAGGATGCAGTGACTATTGAACAACAAATGTTGGTACAACGTCAATTGATTGCTTTGATTTCATTTGTTCCAGATTTTAACTATAGTGATAAAAAACTACAACAGGTAGAATTTTATCCACCACAACGGACAGTAGATCACCAGTTTGCACGTTGGTTTTTAAATGATCCCAACTTTGGTGCAATGGAAGACTTACAATATCCACAATTTAATAAATAGATAACTTAACAGGAGAAATAAAATGGCAGAAATAGAATTAGCAGGAGCTAAGATTAAAGGGGGGAAACTACTAATGATAATCCCACTTATCTCTATGCTTGGTGGTGGTCTTTGGGCGGGATTTGAATTCTACAAAGATTACTCAAATATGAAAGACCAAATAACAAGTTACGTTGCACCAGATTTATCAAATTTTGATAAGTCACTTGCAGTGATGACTGAGGATATGAAGATTGTTAAAGAAACAGTTGCAATATTCAAAGAAGAAATTATCATTATCAGAGATAGTGTCAATGACTCAGTTGATATGATGCGTGACACAAAACATGACTTGCGTGATGAAATCATTCGTACAGAGAAACTACTGGAAAAGGTAGAAACCGATATTGATAAACTGGAAGATGAAGCAACTGCATTGATGGACAGAACTAAATCAGACACACGTTCTATGATTGACGATGCAAATAATCGTTTCAATGATAAAGTATCTGGTATGGAAGGTTATGTCAAGAGAGAACTTGGTTCGCTTGAATCTGCGTTAAATAGAAAATTAACAAAAGCACTTGACAATCCTTTAGCAAATTAAAATCACTAAATAGTCTTGAAAAACTTGTGAGAGAGTGAGGGAGACTAGAATAATGATTGATCCATTTACTGCTATAGCAGCGGCAACCACAGCATTTAAAACAGTTCAAAAGTTTGTCCAAGCAGGACAGGACTTTGAGAATACTGTTGGACAAATGGGGAAGTGGTATACTGCTGTTGGTGATTTTCGTAAGGGTCAGTCGATGCAAAGGAAGCCGCCCCTATTCAAAAAACTATTCAACGCTGGGTCTGTAGAAGAAGAAGCATTGCAACTCCTGTTACATGAAAAGAAAATCTTGGAACAGGAGAAAGAGTTGCGAACTATGTTGAACATGAGATATGGATTTCAAACGTGGGAAGAACTCACAGATATGCGCCGTAAGATTGCCAAAAGAAGAGATAAAGAAGTTTACAAGCAAGCAGAAATGAGACAGAATTTTATTGAGATGATTCAGATTATTATTGCAATTGTAATATTTCTTGCTGTTACTACTGGTATGGTTTA